GAAGGCTGGCTGGCACGCGGCGGGGTGGGGGGTGCGTTAGCCGGTCTGGCCGGTCACGCCGGCGATGCCGGCCAATGCCTCCAAGGTGGTGGCGATGGCGGGTTTCACGCCGGCCGGGGTGTTGCGGCTGTCCACCTCGTTGAGCGCGGTCTCGAAGCCCTCGGCCATGGTCTTGAACTGGGCGGGCGCGCTTGACACGAGGTCGGCAGGCTCGATGTAGGGCAGGCCGTAGATCGGTGTGGTTTTCATGGTTCCTCCGTGATGGTGGTTGGTTGCTGGTAGCGGGTGATGAGAGAGAGCTCGGCGAGGGTGAGCGCGCATTGCCTCCATGTGGCGGGCCATGCGCCCATGCTTGCCCAGGTGGTCGCGGTCGCGGCGACTGTGGGTAGCGGCCATAGGGTGACCTCGTTGCGCAGCAGCGGCTGGTTGTTCGACCATTGGTAGGTGAGCGTGCCGCCGATGCTGGCCCATGGGCCTCCCGTGGCCGGCTTGCCGTCGTCGCCCGCGAGGTTGGATGAGAGCATGCCCTGGATGACGAGGGGGCCGCTGCTGGCGGTGATGTAGAGGCGGGGGTGTACCGCGGGGTCGAGTTTCCGGCCGTCGAATATGGCGGTCTCGGGGCGCAGTCGTCGGTCGATGGTTTCGAGCAGCGTGGCGATCTGTGTGCGGTCGGTGTCGTCGGGTTGCCAGATGGCGCCGCCGCCGCGAGACCATACGCCGCCGCTTTCGTCGCTGGTGACGGCGTCGGTGTCGATGGTGATGCTTTTCTGTGTGGCGGTCAGGTTCGCGGGTAGAAGGTTCCGATCGCTTAGGGTGGTGTCGGCCGGGTCGAATTGAAGGGCTCCGTTGTTGGCCTTGGCCCTTTTGCCGTGCAGTGTGATCTGCGTGTAGGGTTCGGGGATGCTCAGCGTGTTGCCGTCGTCGGTGATGATGTCGGCGGCGTCGAGCCCGTCGAGGGTTTCGCCGGTGTCGCCGGCCACGGTGAGTCGGCCGGTGTCGGTGATGCCGACGATGACGGGACTGCCGAACGTCATGCAGCTGATGCGGCTGGTGTCCCGGTCGGGGTATTCGTACCAGATGGGCCAGTCGGACAGGTGCGCGAAGAGACGGTGGAGCAGGTCGAGCTGGCTGGGGTTGTCGTCCGCGTATGGTGCGGGCGCTGCCACGGGGGTAAGCCCGGCCGGGTCGGCGGTGGGAGCGGATGCAGTTTGGGCGCGTTTGTTGAGTTCCGCGAGGCGTTCGCCGCCGGTGCCTACCCAGTGCAGGCCGGTGTATCGGGCGTCGCTGCTGGTGGGGCCGTCTGATTGCATGCGTTTCCATAGGATCATGCGGCTTGACGCGCTCAGAGCGAGTTTCCAGCCGCCGGCCCGATGGGGCGTGGCTTCGCCGCCCGTGGACACGATGCCATGGAACAGGGTGACGGCGGTGGATTGCGGCGAGTCGGGGACCGGCGGCGTGTAGGTCTGGTGCAGTCTGCCGAGAGTGCCGGTCTGTTGGGCCCATGTGCCCTGGTCTGTGCGGAGCATGCCCCATGTGGGTTGGCCGCTGACCTGCAAGACGATCTGCGCGCCGGCGAGGGTGAGCGCGCGGCCGGTGAGCCACCCGGTCCGGTCGTGAAGTGTGAAGTTCATCACGGAGGGTTCGGGCTGTTCCGTGATGTCGTCGGTGCCCCAGCGGATGCTGAGCGAGTCGAGCGCGGCCACGTCCCGCGTGTGGTCGTTGAGCGGAGTCCAGCCGGCCCCCCAGTCGATGAACATGTAAGCGATCTGCATAATCTAGACCCTCCTGTCCTGGTACTGCTTCAGGAGCTTGAGGATTTCGGCGGCGGTACCCTCCCTGTCAAGCAGTTTGCCTTGGATGGTCACGTTGATGTTCGTGACCTGCGTGGCCGCGCCCGAAGCCGGCGTGGTGCCCGTCGTGACGTTGGCTCCGAGGTTGACGGTGCCCATGCGCCGGTTGATGCCGGCGATGGTGCGGCGCACGTCCTGGTCGAAGCCCTGGCCGAGTCCCTTGGCGAGGCCCTGCATGATGAAGCGGCCGTTTCGGGTCAGGAGCACCTTGTCGTAGCTGGGCGGGCCCTTGTGTTCCTTGATCCAGTCTCCGATTCCGCCGACGAAGTCGGTAACGTTGTTCCACGCGGATTTCAGGCCGTCGAGGAAACCCTCGAGGATGCTTGAGCCGGCGTCCCATAGCAGGGTGCCGAGGTTGCCGAGCGCGGAGAGGATGCGGCCGGGCAGGCCGGACACGTAGCTGATGACGCGGCCCACGGTGCCGCTGACGGCGTTGGTGAGCCCGCTCCATGCGGCGTTCCAGATGGCACCGATACCGCTGAGCACGGAGGAGATTATGCTGCGCACTGTGTTGATGGCGTTGCCGATGAGCGCGCCGATGCCGTTCCAGATGCTTAACGCAATCTGTTTGATGCCGTTCCACGCGCCGGACCAGTCGCCCTGGATGAGGCTGGTCACGGTCTTGATGATGCCCTGCACGACGCCGATGGCGGTTTGCACGGTGATCTGGATGCCGTTCCACACGCCGCCGATATACGCGCTGATGGCTCCCCATATGGCGTTCCACACGGCCTGGATGGTGCCCATGTTCGACTGAATGAACGAAGCGATGCCGCTGATGATGGGCTGTACCACGCCGCTTATCGCATTCCACGTGCTGGTCAGGAACGCGCTTATCGAGTTCCAGACGGCGGTCCACGCGGCCTGTACCTGTTGCCAGACGGGGGCTAGCCAGTCCATGAACGACTGCCAGAGCGCCCGGCCGGTGTCGGTCTGGGTGAAGAACCAGACGAGCGCGGCCACCAACGCGCCTAGTGCGGTGACCACGATCATGACGGGGTTGGCGTTCATGGCGGCGTTGAGAGCCCATTGGGCGATGCTGGCGGCGCTGTTGGCCTTGGCGAAAGCCTGAAGGCCGGTGGCCACCGAGCTGATGATGCTGGCGGTCTTGAACGCGGCGAAACCGCCGGCGATGCCGGCCAGTGCGGCGCTGATGGGCTGCGCGTTGGCGGACACCCAGCCGCTGAACTCGTTGAGTTTGCCGGACACGGTGCCGATGATGGACGCGGCCCCGTTGAAGGCGTTGCCAAGGGCGGTGCCCGCGCCGGCCGCGCCGCCCATGGAGCCGGCCAACGGCGCGAACTGGGCGAGCAGGTCGCCGGCCGCGCCAGCGAGACTCTTGCATGCGTCCCATACGGAGGAGAATATGTCTGCCGCCGCCTGAGCGGGCCCGGTGTCGCGGAACGCGGCGAGGAACGCGGACACTTGCTCCCTGACGGTGGAGAACGTGCCTATGGCGGTTTCGCGCAGGGTGAGCAGGAAGTCTATTATCGGGCTGTCTTCCTCGATGTTGAACGCCGCGCGCAGGTCCGCGCTGATGTCGCCGGCCCTGACGAGCGCGATCACGCCCTTGAGGCCGGTGGTGGCCTTGGCGCTGAACGTGGTGATCTGTTCGGAGGCGACGCCGATGGCGGAGGTCACGGCCGGTTTGAACACGTTGAACGCGTCGGTCAGACCGCCGGTTACCGCTGCCTCGAGGTTGCCGAGCGCGCCCTCCATGGTGGCGGTGCTCGAAGCGGCCTGTTTGGCCACGTCGCTCATGCCCAGCTGCATGATGACCTGGTTGAACTCGTCGGCCGTGATCTGCCCCTCGGCCATGGCGTCGCGGAAGTTTCCCGTGTACGCGCCGTTGGCCTTCATGGCCTCCTGGAGTTTGCCGGACGCGCCGGGGATGGCGTCGGCCAGCTGGTTCCAGTTCTCGGTAGTGAGCTTGCCCGCGCCGGCGGTCTGGGTCAGGACCATGGCCACCGAGTTGAACGTGTCGGCGTTGCCGCCGGCCACGGCGTTCAGGTTGCCCGCAGCCTCGGTCAGGTCTACGTAGTCCCTGATGCCGTTCGCCGCCAGCTGGGCGGTGGTGTTCTGCACGGTGGACAGGTCGTAGACGGTGCTGTCGGCGTAGGCGCGCGTGGCCTTGGTGGCCTTGTCGATGGCGGTGGTGTCCAGGCCGGCGAAGCCCATGGTCTGCTTGAACTTGTCCGTGCTGTCGGACATGTCCATCACGGCGCTGGTGAACCCCTTGAGCTTGTCCCACAGTGCGGTCACGCCCTTCACGGCCATGCCGCCCATGAACGAGCCGAACGCGGCGGCCTTGCTGGTGGCCTTGGAGAACGCTCTTACGGCGTCGTCGCTGTTGCCGGTGATTCTCACCGACATGATGGCGCTGTGTCCGGCCATTATTATTCTCCTTCCTCCATGCGTTCCGTTTCCTCGTTCAGCAGCCGTATGCCGGTGCCCCAGTCGAGCTCGCTGGCCTCATTCCTCCATTGCCACGGGGTGCCGCCGAACCGGCGGGCGAGGATGAAGGACAGGAGGCCCAGCGAGTCTTCGGGCCACTCGGCTAGGCCGTAGGGTTTCCCGAATCCCCGGGCTGGGTGACCTCGATGGTTTCGATCTGGTCGAGCCACTGCGGGTATGGGAGCGTGGTCTTGCCGGCGTAACGGCAGGCGAGGTAGGCTAGGTAATAGGAGCGGCGCATCTCGCTGGCCTCGCCGGGGGCCCACCCCTCCTTCTGGGCGTGTTCCTCGCATGATGTGATGACGCGCGGCGTGAGCCCCGCCTCGTCGGTGTGCTTGTCGGTGTAGGTGACTTTCGCGATGGCGACGGCCATGATCTATGCTCCTTTTACTTGGCTGAGTGTTTTGTCGATGAACTGTTTGTAGGGCTGCTGCCAGGCGCTTTCGGACGCGGCCACGCCCTCGTTGACGAACTGGCGGCCCCGGGTGTGGCGGGGGGCCCAGCCGTAGTTGATGACGCCCGCGTAGGGTACGGCCTTGCGGCCGGCTCGGATGACGCCGGCCTTCTGGGTGGCTCCGGCGCGCACGGTGCGGGCGAGCTTGCCGGTCTTGCCCCTGGGCGTGCGCGCCTGGACTGCGGGCAGGGCTATGCCTGCGGCCTGGCGGTTGACTTCCTTGAGTTCCTTCATGTCCGCGCCGGCGCGGCGCATGGTGGACACGAAGCGTTTCTGGCCCACGACCATGAGGGCCCTTCCGGCCTGGCTCACGCGCCCGGGGTCGTCGGTGTGGCGGGCGTGTTGGGCGCGTGGGCGAGGTCGGTGACGGGGAAGCTGAAGTCGTTCGTGTTCTTGGTCTTCACGTCGCCGCCCATGGCCACGGGAGTGATGGTCACGTTGCCGGTCCATTTGATGCCGCCGGTCTTGTTGGGGATGAACTCGAACGGAAGGGTCTTGTTGGCGTTGTCGAAGCACCAGGCGGCGAGCCCGGACTCGCTGAAGTCGTCGCTGATGGTGCCCTCGAAGGTCCATGTGGTGCTTGTGTTGGTCTCCTGCGAGCCGTCGAGGTAGTTGGTGGGGTCGTCGCTTGAGTTGCTGGGGTTGATCTGGGCCTTGGTCAGGTCGGCGCTGAAGTCCTTGCCATTGTCCTTGCCGGTGATGGTGAACGAGCCGGGGCCCAGCAGGCGGGTCTTGGTTGCCATGATTCTGTTCCTTTCAGATGGTGTTGAGTGTGACCTCGTAGGCGGCGAGGGTGCCCGCGTCGGCGAGGTTGAAGCCGGCGGCCGTCGCTGAGCGCAGCGGCATGTCGGCGGCGTGCATGAGGTCGAGCACCCTCATGATCAGTTCGAGCCCCTTGCGTTGGGTGGTGGGGGTGCCGGCCACGACCATGAGTTTCATGGTCAGTTCCGGCGGGTGGGGTGCCCAGCCGTCCCACGTGTAGTCGGGCGGTTCTATCCAGATGCTGGCCTTGCCGGGCGTGGGCTTGACCAGCGTGGGGTCGTCGGTGACCTGGGAGACGATGCCGCCCAGGCCGGCGGGGCGGGCGGGCCGGTCCGCCGCGGGAGCCGTGGCTGGACAACCGGCTGCCGGGGGAGCGCGCCCCCGCCCAGGCCGGCGAGCCGGTCGGCCAGTTCCGCGTTGATGTCGTCGTAGACGCTCATGACACCCCCATTCCTGCGGGGATGCCGGCCGCGCGGAGTTTCGGCCATGCGGTGCGCAGCGGGTCGGTGCTGATCCGGTACGGTTCCACGCCGTCCGTGGTCAGTCCGACGATGCCGTTGCGCGCGTCCTTGGCTTGCCATAGGTCGAGGGCCACGGAAAGCACGATATCCTCCAGCAGCGCGTCCGCGAGCTCGTATCCGTTGACGTGCGGGGCGAGGTAGGCGCGTGCGGCCTTGAGCATTTCGGACAGGGCCGGCCGGTCGTCCGCGTCCAGGGTGCCGGCGAGCCTGGCGAGCCTGTCGGTGAGCTGGTCGGTGTCGTCGGCCATGGTCACGCGGTCTTCTCGGCGGCGATGATGGAGGCGATGGCGTCGGGGCCGGCCGGGTCTCCCACGGCGGGCAGCTGCACTTTGTATTCGGCCATAATCTATGTTCCTTTCGGTCAGGCGGTGAACTTGACGGGAAGGATGCCCTGTTTGAACGTGGTGCCGAACGCGGCGTAGCCGTAGACGCTGAACTGGCGGGGGGGGGGGGGGGGGGTTGTCGCCTGT